GCTGACCGTCTTGCCTTTGATGAGCGCCTGCAGGCTGCCAAAGAGCTTATCGATCAATGCCTGGCCGACTGGACTGAAGGTGCGCGACCAGAGTTGCAGATCCTGATTAACCGGGCTTTCTCAACTGACAAATCAGGTGAGGTCTCTACGGGGGCAGTTCTGGCCCTTCGGCGTTATGAGATTAATGATCCGCGCTGGCACAGTGCCATGACTGCAATCGGGGAGTCAGTCCAGATTGTGGCAACAAGTGCCTATATCCGTATTTATGAACGTATTGGTGATACTGACCAATACCGGCCTATTGCCCTGGATATGGCGGCGGTGTGATATGAACGCGAAAGAATTTAACCGTAAATATAAATCAGGTACTGCCTTCTGGCTTCAGCGTCCAGATGAAAAAGAGCGCTAGGCGGTAAGAACTGTCGCTGCTGCTATGGATTTGAAGTCAGCTACAATTGTGGAAATTAACGTAGAGCCATGGCTTGCAAACGTGAACTCACTTACGCGCCAGGATTAATTAAACCTTAAATATTTTTTTAAATGGCGTAATGCGTCAGGGGATGCTTACGCCTGAATATGGGGTTTCAACAATGAAAATATCGGCCGAAAGATTTATTGACCGCCTGATGATGGCCACTCATCTACGGGCGATTACCTGGTTGTTTTGCGTTTTCTTTTGCATCGCTGTATGGGGCGTAGGTATTCACTACAGCCTGAAAATGATTGAGCTGTTATTAACATTATTTAAGGGGGCTTAAATGGGCTTTTATAAAACATCCGCAAAAGCTGCGCTTGATGCATGGGATAATGAAATTCTTCAACGTGCAGAGCTGAAAGAGAAATCACTTGAGTTTGCAAAAAAAATTCGGTGGCAAACCGGTATTTTACGGTGATGCTACAAATTTCCACTTTCACGGTCTGTCATTCGATGTCGCGCCACTTATTGGACATAGCAGTCTCTGGACGCTTTCCCGTTCTCAGAATGGTTATACCCGCGAGCCCCGTGGTAAGACCCGTATTCCCCGTGAGCGCCGCGAGGAACATCAGCAGCTGCTGGACGCATGGGGTGACGGTCGCCCCACGGAAAGAATCTCAAGGGAGCCTTACTGGAAAGCACTGGGTCTTGAATGGGGAATGTTGATCCTGTGTGGCATTACCCACTATCGGGTCGGGGACGTGATTTATTTCAAAACCGACGCCAGACCATCCCCGGATTCCGGTGCAATCGAGATTGTTGAATCGGAATTTAACGCTGCTGAAAAAACACTGGGCTCATAACAGGGGGCGATTATGGCTGGATATCTCTGTGTCTCAGGGTGCGAAGTTCTGGATAAGGGTAGCAAACGTATTTATCACCTTAACGATAACTCCGTTGTAATTGAGCATCCCGATTACCCAGGAAAGACACGATTTCAATTTTATACCCGTAGCGGTCAGTCAATCCGTAAACCGGCTGATAAAACCGCAATGAAGCAAGCCGTAGAACGTCATAAAAAAACGCTGGAGATTAGCATGAATACCGAAAACCGTTTTATTACCACCTGGTCAGGTCAGCACTTTTATTTTTGTAATTCAGGCGTTGACGTTATTTATATTGATGATATCGCCCAGGCGCTTTCTAACCTGTGCCGGTTTACCGGCCATCTGGATGAGTTCTACAGCGTCGCTCAGCATTCCGTGCTGGCCAGCTATCTTGTGCCGTCTGAGTTTGCGCTTGAAGCTCTCCTGCATGATGCCAGTGAGGCTTACTGCAATGATATTGCTGCGCCGCTGAAAGCGTTGCTGCCTGATTATCGCGGTATTGAAAAATGGGTTGAGGGATTAATCAGCCAGAAGTTTGGCCTTCCCAAAATTATGAGCCCGGAAGTTAAACGCGCTGATCTCATCATGCTGGCCACAGAACGCCGAGACCTGTTTATTGATGATGATAGCGAGTGGGCCATTCTCAGGGGTATTCAGCCAACTAATGAATTTATCATCAATCCCCTGTTACCACGTCAGGCGCGGAAACTCTTTATCGAACGCTGGCTCGAACTCAAGCCAGGACATTGATAAAAGATTTTGCACAACAAGTCTATTAATCATTCTGAATTATGAGGTGATTATCATGTTGGATCATGAAAGAAATCGCTCACGGAAATGGCACTCGGGATTAAATGGGGAACGGTGGAGCGTTAGCGAAATAAGCTATTTAAAGAAATATGGAAACAGCAAGCCTTTAAGGGAGTTATCTTCAGCGTTAGAGCGTAGTTATGATTCTGTAAAAGCAATGCGCCACAGATTGGGGTTAGGCAAGCGTAAAAGTTATCGTTTCTGGACTAAGCAAGAAATAGATTTCCTCAAGTGTAATGCAGGGAAGATGGTATGCAGAGATATCGCGAAAAAATTTGGGGCGTAGTCTGCAATCTGTAAAAGGTAAGGCTGAATACATGAGACTCAGCCTTATATGTATCGGAGAAAATCACCCTTGCGCCATTCACAGTGATGAGGATGTATTGCTTTGCCGCGAACTTCATACTGCCGGAATGAGTGTAAAACTTATTGCTGAAAAAATGGAAATATCGCTGGGGGCCGTTCTGGCTATTGTATATGGCCACCGCATGACGCAGCAAGACCGGATCCTGTTCGAGCTGGACAGAATGGACGCCAGAAGATGAACAAAAAACTTATGAGTGAGGCATCCCGGTTTCAGTCATCGTCTGAACGCGCATCGTTCTGGCGATGGATTATCGGCACATTAAGTGCCGCTCTAATTCTTTTCGTCATTTTCAATATATTCTGACGAGGTAAATATGAATACCAGTAAAGAACCTGATTATATTCGTTATGATTGTGGGTGCTGTGGTCATGAAACGTTGGTAATTCAGCATGAAAACATTTGCCCAATATGTGGTCATAGACCAATGAGGGAGACTTCGTTATACGAGACAGCACCGGTGCAGGATAATTTTGCATCTCTGGTAGCTGCTGCCAGAGTCAGAGCAGATAAGGCAATGCGCAGGTATCCGCAGCCAAACTACGTTCTGAACAAGGTGGCGGAGGAAAGCGGTGAAGTAATAAAGGCCGTAATTCATTACACCGAAGGGCGCGAACAGTGGTCGAACGTCGAATCTGAAATCATAGACAACCTGGCTATGCTACTGCGCCTGGTGACAGAAGGAGATCAGGTAATAGGCTTTACCCCTCCTGACGGATGCCAGCCCTGCATCAAACATGTTGATAATGATGTCGAGCCGCACAAGCGCATCATCAGTATCAGGCATAAGGAGTATGCTCACCTGGAGGATGGCCAAATCTCATCTCACTTATGGCTTGAAGCATCGCCGCAGCCTGCTGACCTTCAGACCAGCTCGCTGGTAATGTGGGTCAAGCGTCTTTCCTTGTCACTTCGTTCGGCATGCCCTGATAACAAATTACCCAAAGCGGCGATGGGCTATCTGCAAAACAACGGTCTCATCAGCATTGCTGATTGTCTTCGGGGGAACAATGAAGAACCTCCTGCGTAATATGACCGCCGGTAATTTTAACCGGCGTTATCCGGTGGGCTCCCGGTTCCGGTATTACATCGTTCCCGGGATGCCTGAAGTAGAAGAAGTCGTCACCACCTCGGAAGCCTGGCATGTACGTAACGGCCGACTGGTCGTCCGGGTGGAAGGGAAAATCGGGGGCGTGTCGGTCAACAAACTCGAACCCATTCAGTGAGTCATTCTTGCAGGCACTTTGCGGAGTGCCTGCCGTAATGGCAACCAACAGGAGGCAATATGTCCACTCCAGCAAAACGCGGCCTTATCGGGGCCATCAAAGCCGGTCAGGCTTATCTGGGCTGGGACGACGCGACATATCGCGCCGTTCTGGTCCGTTTGTGCAACGGCAAAACATCATCCACTAAATGTTCCCTTGAGGAGCTGCAGGCCGTGCGTGAATACATGCACGACCAGGGTTTTCCGCGCCAGTCAGCACGTCATGGAAAACGTCCTAACGTAGCCCGTTCACGTAAAAACATGCTCAGCAAAGTTGAAGCTTTGCTTGCAGATGCGAAACGGCCGTGGAATTATGCCGAGAAAATGTGCGATCATATGTTTCAGGTTAAGCGCGTCGAATGGTTAACAACCGAACAGTTGACCAAACTGATGCAGGCGCTGGCCATTGACGCAAAACGGCGTAAAAAACGGGAGACAACCGATGAATCTGCAACAGGTAACAGAGCTACTGCCCCCGGTAGTCATTCAGATAGCTGACCTTATCGGCTTCCCGGCCACTGAACGCCTGCTTTCAGCGTTCGGTGGTACCACCTTTCCGATCGGAAAAGGTCTCCGAGCTTTAGGTGCTCAACGAGCCGCTCTCCTTCGCGATACTATCGGCGACCATAACGCTCAACTGCTATTCAAAAACTTTGGTGGTTTTCCGCTTTATCTTCCGCGTTGCGAGCAGGCATTACGTGAACTGCGTAACCTGCGGTTTCTCGCTGATTTTGATGAGGCAAGCCGGAACGGCACATCATCGCTAATGGCGATGACGATTTTGTGTCCTAAATATGGATTTAGCGATCGCACTGGTTGGCATCTGCTGGCTCAGAGAAAAATAACCAACAAAACTAGTCAAGGGTCATTGTTTTAAAAGGATTTATATGAAATACAACGCATTTATTTTACTAGTGATGAGTTTCTGTATTGGAGCCAAAATGATTCCAAACACAGAAATGGTAAATTTATATAATAATCAAATACCTCAGACTCGAATTTTAATGTCTGAATTAAATGAAGTAATGAAAATTACTGAACCAGTATTTGATTTATATAAGCATATGAGAGGCCTGACTCCTGAGGCTGTAGCCCTAAGCCAGCATCTGATGCAGATCCAGGAGAAAAGTGATGAATTATATGGTAAAGCGCCAATTGCCACACCATTTACCTCTTGCCGTAGTCTCACAGGCGTTGCTTATAACTACTGGATTGAAAAACTTGATAGCGTGAACACTCAAAATGAAAAACGCTTAGATGCATTGTTTGAACAATACAATAAATTGGTTAAAGAATGCTCGAAACAGATAAAAACACCACCTCCAAAAATGGTTGAAGAGCTGGCAATTATTGATGTAACACAATGAACCCACTGAAGCCCCTCAATCTGATTTACTGATCCCCCTCCCGCGATACTGACACCACCTTTACTTTCTGTGGTGTCAGTTCATGAATCTCAACGACTTCCAGCGAGCCGCCGGCATTACGCAACAGCGTGCGCAACAATGGCTTGAGCCGCTGAATGCGGCGATGGCTGAATTCTTTATCAATACCCCGTTGCGCCAGGCTGGCTTTATCGCACAGCTGGGGCATGAGAGCCTTCGGTTTACCCGGGTCGTCGAAAACCTGTACTACCGCGATGCTTCGCGTCTGGCGATGATTTTTCGTTCTGACTTCGATCTCAACAAAAATCGTAAGATTGAGCCGTCGGAGCTGGCCCTTGCTCAGCAGTTTGTCGGCAGACCGGAGGCAACCGCCAACTTTGTCAATGCCAACCAGGGCGGGAACGGCCCGGAGTCCTCCGGTGACGGCTGGCGCTATCGCGGCCGCGGGTTAATTCAGATCACCCTCAAGAACAACTATCGAGCCTGTGGGCAGGCGCTTGGACTGGACCTGCTGAAAAATCCCGACCTGTTGCTGGACCCGGTGAACGCTGCCCGTTCTGCCGCCTGGTACTGGTACCAGCATGGCTGTAATGCGCCTGCGGATGCAGCCAACGTGGTAGAAGTCACCCGCAAAATTAACCCCGCGCTGGTTGGTCTCGATGACCGTGCCATGCTTTTCGAGAAAGCCCGGAGGGTGTTATGTCCCTCAAAGAACTGATTTCTAACCCGTCGGGCCGGCTCAGCACCTCCGACACTATTACTTTTTTTACCTTCCTGGTCACGTCCGCGATCGTCATCTGGTACGGCTACAGCCTGCAACTGCAGGAGTGGATGTTTACCGCCTACATCGTCGCCTGGGCGGGTCATAACATCGGTTCAAAACTGGTGGCCATGAAGCGTGACCAGCCTGCATCCACACCTAACGGAGGCACCCCCGATGGCCAGTAAACTCTGGGCGCTGGTTAAACCGCTGCTCCCCTGGCTGGTTGCTGTCGCACTGATTCTTTTCGTCGGTATCTGGATCGGGATTCAGGTGACAGCCAGCCAGATGCGTGACGACGTTCAGACGGCGAACAACGCCACAGCGACCGTTCAGAAGGCATTCGACAATTACAAAATTGAGCGTGAAAAAACAGATGCCGATAAGGCCAGACAAAACCAGTCGCAACTGCAGGCTCAGGTGAATCTCGCCGAGCACTACCGCCAGCAGGCGGACAAATTGTCCGGGGAGCTGCTGGCCAAAGGCAAGGCATTGACGATTGCACAGCAAAAACTAAGGGAAAAAACAGATGAACTCGCACGTAAAGATGGTCCTGGCTGGACTGGTATTGGTCCCGGGGCTTTGTGCCTGTACGGGCAAAACCTCGGCTATCCCGCCGGACCCGGTTGTGGTGAATATCTGTCAGCAGCCAACGGCGGAAATGCTGGAAATTCCGGCGATGCCGGCCGCGCCGGAGGCGGACTCTCCCCCCGGGGCATCCTCGGGCACAGTAACGCCTACGGCGAATGGTGCCAGCTCATCCGCAACAAACTAAACACCATTCGCCAGCTCTACGGTAAGGAGCCGCAATGACCCCTGACCAGATTTATCAGATATTGCTGGGCGGTCTTGGACTCTTCGGAGGTATCTGGATACGCCGGCTGCAGTCGGATATTCGGGACCTCGAAAAAGCCGTTGAGCGTATCAAGGATGAATATCAGCGCCGGGAGGATTCCCGCCGCGACCATGACCAGCTGATAGACCGCATCCGCGATATCAAGGAATCGGTTGATCGCGTACTCGAAAAACTGGACAAGAAGGCAGACCGGACATGAAGGCCAGACAAAAGCGGCGTCAGCGTCGTATCACCACAGCAAACGTCACAGCGTCACCCCGGCTCACCAGCGATGACCCGTTACTGCTTCTGCAGAAATTACTGACCGAGCAACGTCAGCCGCTGTCATCCGACATCATGCCTGAGCTGGAGAAAATCTCCGGGGCGGTGATGCGTATCGATCGGCGTATTGATGCGATGGAAAGCCGGGTTATCCGTCAGGGTGCTATCTCCGGCGGGCTGACCGGGGCGCTGTCGGGCGGGCTGGTCGTGACGACCATTTCCTTAATCAAGGCCAAGATGGGGTTCTGATATGGCGCATCCGCCCGAGACAAGGGAAAAAGTACGGCGGCTTTATATTCAGAGCCAGCTGTCCCTGCAGATCGTTTCTTCGCAAGGCGGCGTCAGTTTTGCGACGGCCGCCCGCTGGAAGAAAGACGCGCAGGACAGCGGCGACGACTGGGACAAGCTCCGTGCCGCGAACGTGCTGGCGGGTAATGGTATGGAGGACGTCGGCCGGGCCATCCTGATGGGGTTGCTGGTCCAGTATCAGACCACCATTGAACAGCTCAACGTTGATTCACAGCTGCCGCCACAGGCACGCGTTGAGCTGCTGGCCAGTCTCAGTGATGCCTTCAATAAAGCGACGGTGGCGAGCAAGCGCGTTTTGCCGGAGACCTCGCAACTGGCCACGGCAATGGAAGTGCTGACGATGCTCAGTACCTTCATCAGTGAAAAATACCCGAAGCATATGGAAGCCTTTGTCCAGATGCTGGAACCCTTTGGTAATGAGGTGCAAAAACACTATGGCTGACAAATTAATCCGGGTGAATTCCCGCGTCAGCGTGATGGCCAGCCAGGTGGCTTACGTCATCGCGCCGGAGTTTAAGGATCGTATCGACGTTCACCTGCTCGATGGCCGCGTTGAAGAGCTGGAATACTCTATGCGTAACGAACGCTGGAGCGCTAAAGACCGCTTTGAACAGGCTGTTAACGACGCTTTAAAGGGGGAATAAATCATGTTTATTTCCGCCGTTGTGAAAAATGTGTCTCACGATCGCCTGTCTTTCATCTGTCCGGGCTGCGGTTTTCCCCATCAGGTGACCATTGGCCAGGGCGACGGCCCGCGCTGGGACTGGAACCATGATTATGTTCGCCCGACTTTTAACCCCAGTATCCTGGTGACCTTGGAAGAGCCGAGCGATAACCCGGCATTTTTTGATGACCGGGCTAAGGACCAGCACCGTGTCTGTCACAGTTTTGTGCGCGATGGCCTTATCCAGTATCTGGCGGACTGCACGCACGAACTGGCCGGGCAGACGGTCCCGCTTTCGCGTATCGGGGAATAACTGTGGCGCGTAAAAAGAATGTCTCCCTGAACAAAAAGGAGTTTGAGGCCCAGCTCAACGAGCTGGCCGCATCGCTGCGCCGGTCCATCGAGGCGGAACAGGTCGGCTTTGCCCCGTCTCAGGAGGCCGTCAATCAGCGCCGTGAGGCGGTCAGGGATCCGATTAACGGCTTTCGTTACTTCGTGCAGAACTACTTCCCGCACTATATCCGCCATAAAGATGAGTCGGAGCTGCATAAGTTCCTGTTTCAGCGTCTTCCTGAAATCGTTAATGCGACCGTCAGTCAGCAGGACGCCATCGCAGCTCCCCGTGGTGAGGCCAAATCGACCATAGTCAGCCAGCTCTTTGTTCTATGGTGCATCATCCTGGAGCTGAAAAAATACCCGGTCATCATCATGGACAGTATCGACCAGGCGTATCCGATGCTGGAAGCCATCAAGGCGGAGCTCTGCTGGAACCCGCGTCTGAAGATGGATTTTCCTGAAGCCTGTGGTCCTGGCCGCGTCTGGCAGATGGGTACCATCCTGACCGCCACTGATATCAAGGTGCAGGTTGCCGGCAGCGGTAAAAAACTGCGTGGCCTGCGCCATGGCCCGTATCGTCCTGACCTGGCCATACTGGATGATATTGAAAATGATGAGCTGGTCCGCAACCCGGATCAGCGCGACAAGCTGGATAACTGGCTGAAAAAGACCGTCCTGCCGCTGGGTGGCGCGGGGGCCAAATTTGATGTTATCTACATCGGGACCATTCTGCATTACGACTCAGTGCTGTCACGTACCCTGAAAAACCCACTGTGGAAACGCAAACGCTTTAAGGCACTCATTACCTGGCCGTCAGACATGACGCTCTGGGATAAGTGGGAAGAAATTCTGCGTAACAACGACGAGGATGGCGAGCTGTTGGCCCGGACGTTCTACGACGAACACCGGGAGGCGATGGAAGCCGGCGCGGTAGTTTCCTGGTCAGCGCGGCCACTCTATACCCTGATGTTGATCCGCGCCCGTGACGGTCACAGCACCTTCGACAGTGAATACCAGAATGACCCGGTCAGCGGCGATGATGCACCGTTCGCCACCTGTATCACCTTCTGGGTGAACCGGCTGAAGGAATGGTCATTCTTTGGCAGCATTGACCCCAGTCTGGGTCTGAAAGGTAATTCCCGCGACCCGTCTGCGATCCTTGTAGGCGGGTTTAACCGGATGACCGGCGTTCTGGACGTCGTCGAAGCCCGTATTAAAAAGCGTCTTCCGAGCGTCATTATCAGCGACACCATCGCGCTGCAGCGGGAGTACGGCTGTCTGTGCTGGTCGGTTGAAGCGGTCCAGTTTCAGGAGTTCCTGCGTACTGAGCTGGTTCGTCAGTCAGCAGAGCTGGGGGTCCCGGTCCCGGCGATGCCGGTTACCCCGCACTCAGACAAAATTCTGCGTATCGAGTCCCTGCAGCCGTGGATGTTTAACGAGCTAATTCGCTTGCATTCGAGTCAGGCCACGCTGATTGAGCAGCTTCGGCACTTCCCCAAAGCCGATCACGATGATGGCCCGGATGCGCTGCATATGCTCTGGGCGCTGTGCAACTCCTTTGGGTCGCGAGACGGGTTCCGCCACGTTCCGCGCCGTCAGGACGATGACAGAGATAATGACAACAGACATTCAGGCCAGTCGCGCCAGCGTTCCCGCTCGCGCTTTGGCAACGGAGGATGGTAATGGGCAAGATAGTTGATCAGTGGGGCCGCCCATTTGATAAGGCGGTAACCAAAGCGCCTCAGACCGCACGGATGATTCAGCTTAACAGCACGTATCCGGCTCACCCCTCACGGGGGCTGACGATTAGGCGTCTGCCGCGAATACTGCAGGAAGCTGAGCAGGGTTATCTTTCCGCTCAGGCAGATCTCTTTGACGATATGGTCGAAAAGGATGGCCATATCTTTTCGGAGATGGCCAAGCGTAAGAATGCGTTACTGGGTCTCGACTGGAGCATTGAACCCCGGCGCAATGCGACGGCGGAAGAGAAGAACCTCGCGGCCATGGTTCAGGAGTGGTTCGACTCTCTCGATAATCTGGAAGATATCATCCTGCAGGCAGCGGATGCGATCGGGCATGGTTTCAGCTGTCAGGAGCTGGAATGGGAACTGGAAGAGAATGTCTGGCTACCCAGCGCCGCCCACCTCAGGCCGCATCGCTGGTTCCAGGCACGCCCTGACCGTGGCGATAATATCCGCCTGAATGATGGCAGCATTGACGGTGCAGAGCTGATGCCGTTCGGCTGGATGGTCCATAAGCATAACGCGAAAACCGGCTTTACCGGTCAGTCGGGTCTGTATCGCGTGCTGGTCTGGCCGTACCTGTTTAAGAACTTTGCGGTTCGAGATCTGGCGGAGTTCCTGGAGATTTATGGTCTGCCGGCGCGCGTCGGTAAGTACATGGCTGGCGCAACGGACCAGGACAAAGACGCGCTTTTCGAAGCGCTGGTTACCCTGGGTCACAATGCGGCGGGTATTATTCCACAGGGTACCGACATTGACTTCAAATCGGCAGCATCCGGCCAGGCTGACCCGTTTGTTGCGATGATAGACTGGTGTGAGCGCACACAATCAAAAGTGATCCTCGGGGCAACCCTCACCAGTCAGGCCGATGGTAAAACCTCAACCAATGCACTCGGCAATGTCCACAACGACGTTCGTCACGATATCCTCGTCTCGGATGCCAAGCAGCTGCACGGCTTCTTCAGCAACATGATTGATATGCTGCTGCGGATTAACGGGTATGAAATATCACGCCGCCGCCTGCCTAAATTTGTATTTGATACCCGGGATATTGAAGAGATCGCATCCTTCTCAACGGGTGTTAAAAATCTGGTTGAGTCGGGAGTTAAAAGTATTCCGGCATCCTGGGTACATAAGAAACTGGGTATTCCGGTTCCTCAGAAAGATGAGGCCGTACTGGAAGCTCCCTCACAAGCCAGCGCTCCGTCACCCGTTGCGCTGAATCAGCGCTTCCGTCGCATTGCCGCCCTGACCACCGCAACAGAGCTATCAGACCCGGCACAGGAGGCGCTGGATAATGGGCGCCCGGTACCGGAGAAAATCGCGGCCGCGATGGAAAAGCTGATTGCGCCGCTGGTTGCGGCGTTGCAGGACGGAAAACTTCCGGATGAAGCCATGGATATCATCGCCGGCAGCTATCCTGATCTGGATGACAGCGAGCTAGTCACCCTGCTGGAGCAGGCGCTCTTTGTCTCCGATGTATGGGGGCGGCTGAATTCCGATGCCTGAAAGCGTTGATCTGAGTTATGCGATCGGGCTGAAACCCGCTCAGGCCATCGAGTATTTCCAGTCCAAGGGCTACACCATAGGCTTTAACTGGCATGAGGTGGAGGCGCGGGCGCACGCGACGGCGTTCACCGTCGCCGGCATCCTTCGCCAGGATATTCTGCAGGACGTGCGTGCTGGCCTGCAGGATTCACTGGATAACGGGCTGACGCTGGAACAGTTCCGCCGGCAGATGACGCAGAAGCTGACGCAGAAAGGCTGGCTGGCCGATAAGGCGAAGCTGGTCGCCGATGAGGATGGCGTACTGGAGGGCAAGCAGTTAACCCCGCGCCGGCTACGCACCATCTTTGAAACCAATATGCAGTCGTCTTACGGTGCCGGCCGCTACGCCCAGCAGATGGAGAACGCCGCCGACCGCCCGTACTGGACGCGCGTGGCGGTCATGGACCTGCGCACACGGC